GCTTCAATTTCGGCCTTCGTATCGCTTAAAAATTGATTCGCTTTCACGATTGATTCGTAGGCCGTCCTCGACTCGCTCTTTGCAGCCGCTAATTCGCTCTTCAACCTCGCGATTTCGTCTTTCTGCATCTGCGATTCGTTCAAGAGCTGAATCAATTTCTGCATCATTTCGTCGGAGGTCATTTGTGAGGCTTCCAATAAGCTCTTCGCTTCGAGTAATGCTTGATTCGATTCGTCCCGCGCTGTCTTCGCCTCGAGTAATTCCGTCCATAGCCCGCTCAATGCTTCCCTCTGCGCGGCGTTGTTCGCTTTCAATTTTTCCCAGTCCGTCCTCGATACGGTGATCGTCTCCTCCGCCTTTTCCACAGCTCCCGAGCAGGAACCAACAGATAAAGAGCACAAGCAGAATACCACCAGCAGCAAAAGTATAATACATCTTCCGGTTTTCGTCCACATTGTTACACCTCCGCCTTATTAAAATTTTAAGGCCCAAATTATTTAATTTTTGGGCCTTAGTTAAAAATAAAAACCAAAATTTAACGAATTTGAATCTTGCGGCCATCAGTAATAGCAAGGGCTCCCCAAAATACCCCCTTACGTATCAAAGGATAGAACGCCCTCAAAAATCCGATTTTTGAGGAGGTAATGGCCATTAGTATAAATGTCTCTTTTGAAAAGACACCCTCACGGATTAACCGGATACACGGCATAGGTATAATCGTAGGAATGCGAGCCGAAATAAATCACTTGGCTTTCGATATCTATGTGATGATATGCGTGCGGGAACGCTGCCCGGAGTGATTCATGCGGGCATTTCGACTCCGAGAGAATTTGACGAATCTTGTTCAGCTCCGAGTCCGAAAGCATAGTGATAGATTTGACGATCATACGCTTTTCCCCTCCTGATTCCATTGGTGCTGATACTCCAAAGCTTTACGACGCAGCACGTTTCCGCCCGTGTGCGGATCATCATAATCCGTTGTATAATACGGGCTTTCCGGTGTGCCGAGGAATTGCAGGTCCCACCTCCAGCATTCATTGTTTGGGCCGTACATATCCTCGTCGTCGTAATACTCGGGATCGTCCGCGATTTCCCCATGGGTGGCGACGATATCTTTTCTGACGGTCAGCCACAAGTTCGAGCACAGGACGGCGATGATCTGAGCCATCGTCTCGATCTGATCGTTCGTCGGGGGCGCGTCTCCGAGGTCGTTAGTGTTAGCGAAGGCACAGCAGCACATAGACACACCAATGGAGCCGCGGTTGAGATTTTCGGTGTGCGCTAAAACCTCTGACAAGTCGTCTGTCGAGAGCCATATTTCGCCGTGCTCGCCTATCTGAATATGATAGTCGTCTGAATAGGCGTTATCGGAATACCAGCCCGCGCTCCAGTGCAATATAATGAGCGGGTGTTCACGCCCAGCGCTTCGCGCTGCACACCAAAGGTCTTCACGGCTGTTCGCGGCGATCCTGCCCAGCTCTTCCAATGTGATTTGTCTCATTGATCTCTGCCTCCCTTTGTTGCGGCCTTTCGCCTTGCGGCGAATTGTACCGCGAGTTTACATATAATTTCGCGAGGCTCGTCGCGGCCAGCGTCAATAAGCCCGTAATAGCTGCGACACAGGCACCGAGCCCTTGCCAAATGCTGCCCAAATCGAATTTCATTCCGAAAAAGCCATTCGCATAATAGCCGATCCCCCAGCTCAGGAGCACGAAGAGGATAAAAGTCATTATGCACACGCCGATCAATATGATCAGTTTTTCCAAATGCTTTTTGGACCATTCCGCGAGGTTGAGTATCCATGATTTGATTCGTCCCATGACCTTCATGTTTCTCTCACCTCAATTCGTCCTCGTCAGGGTACACGAGAATGTCGTCTTTAACAGGAATGCGCTTGAATTGCTCGAATACGACGTCCATGATCCCGTTTTTTCCCAAGGCGTGATAGGCTTCGTACATATTCTCGAAATTCCGCGCCTCGCCATAAGAAACGACGCCGCGTCGTTTGAAAAAATGGAAGCCCTGCAAAAGGCGATCTCTCAATAGCGCTTGTGTTCCTCGGTTGTTTGCGATCCTGATTTCCTCGATTTCTCTCTCCTTCGCCATAAGCTGCTCGTGCATCGCGGCCTCCTTCTCGGCAAGAAGACTTTGCATTTGTGCTTCCCGTTCTGATATCCGGTCTAAATGCCGCTTTACATACCATGACAAAACGCCGAAGCATAATGTGATAACGCCTTGTATGATCTGCCCCATGTATTCCATAGTGTTATGCCCCCCGCCGGAAAAAGAATGCGATTCGGTTCGCAATCATCGCCCTTGTATCCACTGGCGCGCTTTCGTCCACCTTCCAACCGAGGAAGGTGTTCCAATGGATCTCCCAGCCGAAAATTGTGCAGATTTTGGCGGTCGATTTGTGCTTCCACGCGCCATCTAACCACCACGCATCATAATCTTCTCGGACGTAAATCGTTTCCCCGTCGTCCTTCTCGATGGTCCATCGGACGCTCGGCGTAATACCGAGAAACCAAAAAGCCCAGCCGTAGGAACAATTACGAGTCAACCAATAAGCCCGGCATACATACCGTTGCAAGCGCTCTTTCAGAGAAAAATTCGGATCAATGCAGCGCGTAAACCAGCGCTTGCGGCCGACTTTTTTCAGCTCCGGCGTAGTATCCTCATATTCCTCGTAATGGCGTTTCCAATCATAGCAAAGCCATGAAGGGAGTTGCTTATGCTCCGTCACGTCGGACGGGTTGCAGGAATTATCGTGCGTCTGCCACAGATTCAAAAATCCGTGGAGTTCCCCGTCTTCGTCACAGAATAACACGACGAAAGGATTCGTGAGGTAGCACAGAATCATCGCAAGCAGCGAAAACGGTAAACAAATAAGCCATAGAATCATCGTCTATCACCTCACCCCATGCAAAATCAGCACGACGATCTCACCGGCCACCGCGCCTATAATATCTGCCGCAAAATCAGCCCATTCCGCATCGTGGCCGTCGTGCGTCATATCATAAACTTCTTTTACTCCACCAACGATAGCGACGAATACGATACGTTGAAACGGATTCCACATACCCAGTACCGCAAGCACGATATCCAGCGTAAAACATACCAAGGCGTGAAGCAGCTTGTCTTTACTGATTTCCATGTTGTTTCCCTCCCGAGAGAAGCAAAAGGACGGGCGTTTACCCGTCCCGCTTCCTTATCGTGCTTATTTTTCCAGCTCTTTGAGCTCTTCGTCGATCGCGTTGATACGGGTCCGAGCTGCTGCCCGTGCGTCGCCGTATTCTTGCATTTGCGCTTCGGTGTATGGCAGCTCATGGCCGAGAAGCTTCGCCTCTTCCTGCTTATTGAGCTTCCAGTCGCCGATCGAGGAATAAGGTGACGTGAGCTGACTGATAAGGTCCGCCCACTCCGCTTTCAGGTCATTGATGATCTCTTGCTTGTCTTTATCCATGTCGTCAACCTCCTAAATAATTTGTCCAAATTTTGAAGCGTGAGCCGCGCGTGATAATAACGCGCCCTATCGCCGCGCCATGATTTGTATTGGAGCTGAAACGCCAGCAGCGAGAGCTTCCCGTCGATCACAAACCGCGCCAGCTTTTTCATTTTGCGCCGCTGCCGTGTCACCACGTCCCGAGGAATGCGCCGGATAATTCTTCCGGTGTCCGTCAGGATATAGCGGGTCTTCAAGAACGTGAAGCCGTGCGTCAGCTTTATGATCTGCGTCTTTCGCTCGTTTATGTGCAGGCCGAGGCTTTCTGCGATAACTTTGATCTCCTCAAGCAGCCCAAACAAAAATTCCTTGCTCGGGTGCACAATGATCCGGTCGTCCATGTAAGCGTCGTAACAATGGACACCGCGGACGGTCTTGCAAAAGGTATCAATCGGCGTGGGAAGAAAAATCCCCGCTATTTGCGCGATGGGCGCGCCTATGCCTATTGCCTTTGCCATGAACCGTTTCCCGGTCCGCAATGACTGATCAAGCTTTTCATACTCCAGTGAATTGAAAATGCCGTTGATATAGTCCGGGTCTTCCGTGAACGAGATATCGATTTCATTTGCCCGGAGAACGGCGGCGATGGTCTGAAGAACGGTCCCATCGCTGACGTACTTCATGATCCGATCCTTCAGGATATCGTGACGAATATTATCGAAGTATTTCCTGAAGTCGATTTTCAGCACGTACCCGGTGGAGCCATATCTTCTGTAATGCCATCGTAGGTGTTCCTCGAATCGGTTCCGTGTGAATGATAGCCCTTTGTTTTTCTGACTTGCGCCGTTGTCGTGGATCAAGTATTTCCTGAGCTCCGGTATCAAGACAGAATTACACAATGACTGCTGCATGACGGTATCCTTTACGGTCAAAGCGCGCACAAGGCGAAGATGCCCTTGCTCGCACAGCCGGAAAACAGCGCCCTTCCCCTGCTGATACGTTCCCTCGCGTAGCTCCCTTTGCAGCCCGCGCGTATGCTTCAAGAGATTGATGCCGTATTTTTGATTTGATTCTTTCCAGCCGCTTGCTCTTTCCGCGCGTCGATAACCGTCAATAAGGCTATTCGCACTCGTGAAATCAATCATAGAACGTCCCGCGCTTATAGCATCAATATCCGTGGATAGATGCGTCACGGGCACTTATTCACCCGTCTTTCGGGACGGATATCAGCTCATTCCCCTGCTATGGACGTTTAGCTCGTAGCTGTTTACGCCCTCTGAAGAAGCGGGCGGAGCCCACCGCTGGCGTTCGAGTTCGACGCGCTATTGTAGTTGGCATTCCCGTTGTTGTTCGCATTCGAGAAGTTCGTCGACGAGGCAACCGCTATTAGCTGATACCCGAAATAATTTATTCCTTTTTAAGCTCACTGATCCGCTTATTGTCGGATTTTCGCCAGCCCTTGAGAAGAGCGATTTCCCGTTCCAGCGAATCCACATAGGTCATATATTTATCCGCGTTCACGGGTAGGATATCAATGACAAGCTCCAGCTCCTTCAAGATACTCTCACAGTCCGCTATGGCTCGATTTTGCGCGTTCCGCCGTTCATAGGCTTCCGAAATATTGGTTGCCCAAATCGTATAGGCTCGCGTGATATTCACCATCATATCCCGTAAGAGGTCCCATATAGAATCCCGGAGCTTGACGATGATCCATTCAGGATATTCGTCAGCCAGCTCGCCGATTCCGTATTTCTCCGCAATGGCCCGGAAAGCTTCAGCGTCCAGCGGCTCCATGTTCTTCGCCTCGATGTGCAGGGTCCGCACCCGATTCTTGACGCCGATATCACGAAGCAGAAGAAACACCATCTTCTTTCGGATCACCATCGCGTTTTTATAAAATTCCAGCTTCGACAAACTGCGATTTCTCGCTAATACTGACATAATACCGACCCTTCCAAGGAATTACTTGCTCTCGAAACCATGCCGCCCCACAAGGGGGCGGCAGAAGGGTTAGCGGAGCAGGGAAATCGGGCGGAGCCCACCGCTGGCGTCCGAGGACGACGCGCTACAGTAGTTGGCATTCCCGCTGCCGTGCGCATACGAGAAGTACGTCGACGAGGCAACCGCCCGCAGCCAAAACCATTCACGCGTCGTCTGATGGACGCCCATGAGAGCGAACAAGGGAAGCTGACGAGGCCAATCACCGACGTCATACCCGCCACCAAACACTCGGCCACCGTATACCATCGGTTCATTCGGGATATTTACCTCGACGTCAGTCCATGCCCAGTTATTCGCCGTACCCGTCAAGCCACCGGCGCCGCCAGCAACCGCCGAAGCGGAAACACTGTTCGTAAGCAGCTCACGATGTTTGAGGATATGTGCAGCCCCGAAAGCGTTCTTGATCCCTGTCGCCCATTTGGGAAGCGTTGTCGTCCACATTTCGGAGCCGACAAAGCCGCCCGTAGTCACATTCGTCGCATTCATGCGAATGTTCTTGCCGGGCACGTTCTCCGTAGTGATAACGACATGGTGCGCCGTCGTTTCCGTGTCGCCGGAGTGCAGGTGCGAATCGAAACCGGCAAGCAGCCATTTCAGATTATTGTACGCCGTCCCGGAGACTGTGATGCTCTTGGTGATGTAATCGCCGATATACATACCGACGAAAACGCCCGCCTGAATATTTGCGGACATATAGCCGCTATCCCAATACGCGGTAAGATTTGCCCCGCGGTAAATTCCGTTTTTATGCGCGGCGGTATTGATGCCGTCCGCAAGACTGTCAACGATCCACACAACGGAGCCGTCAGTAACGATCGCGCCTTCCGTTGTATCAGACAAAGTAAGGCTCCCCGCTGCCGTGATACCAGGCTTGACGCAAACAAGTTTTTTGCCGATAGACAGGATCGAGTTATACACGATCACGCCCAACGCATACTCCTTTTCGGGCTCTCGGATCGCCGTCTTATTTGCGCTGATCCCGTCAAATTGTGCGGCGTATTCTTTGGTCATGTATCCGTTTTGGCTTGCCGTTGCGGGCACCATAGACGGGGCTTCGTCTACGGCTCTTTTTGCGTCTTCCGCAAGCTGTGCCACCCGGTTAAATTCAGCTCTGTCAACGCCGGGCGTATTCACACTTCCAAGCATTTGTCATTCCTCCTCGTTTGATCCATTTGATTCATTTTGCGGTGTAGCCGCACGCGTTAAATAAAGCGTGCCAGTAAGCGCCACCGAAGGCTTCTGAGCGCTTCGCAGGATAACCTTGTTTGCAGCCGTTTCTGACACCGAGCTCATACCGCAATCCCCGGCAGCGAATGCGCTGGAATGGTCGAAAATGATATCCGCCCTCGTGTCAATCGTCGCGCCGGTCAACGTGAGTTCGTATTTGTACGGATAATCCGCGGAGCCCGCCGTGTCCTCAGCCCATGAATTGACCGCCAGCGTAAAGCTTTTTGTGACCGCAATATATGCTTTTGTAGAATCAAGCTCGGTAATCGCTCCGCCGATTTCAGTGAGTACCGCATTCACTGTTTCCGCGAGCGCTGCAAGATTCTGTCCAATGTTTTCACTCGTGCTTTGCGCCTGCTTGATAGCGGAAATGACTGCGAGAAGGCCGCCGAGATCGAACGCTTTTATCGATCTTTCCGTCTCGTTGTTATTCGCCATGACTGCCTCCTTAATGAAATATAAGGAACGCTCCTGCCGCTATCGGCAGGAGCGCCCCATGATAATACTTCTTTCAGTCGGCGTCAGTCCTCAAAAAGGGCCTGAACCTCGGCAGCCGTTACCGCCTGAATTTCGTTGTGCTGCACGAAATCGGAAATAGCCTTGCCGGAATCCTGAAGCTGACCAGTAGCCGTCAAGCCTGCAAGGTTGCCGGCCGCCGCCGGAGTAACGGCCTCGGTGAAGGTTGCGCCCTTCGTGAACGTGGTCTTACCAGTCGAGGAGTCATAAGCCGCGCTCGTGATAGCGTTGCCCGTGCCGGTCGTCTCGGCAGAAAGTGCCGCCAGCGAAATGAAGCCAGCCGTTACAGCCTCGACATACGCCTTGACCGTCGCATACTCGACCTGCTCGCCGCCGACCTCGTGCGTGCCAAGGACAAGCTTCGCCTCAAGGGCGTCAATGTCAGCCGCCATCTTTGCGGCGCCCGTGGTGTCGCTCTTGATCCAGTCAGCGATTTCCTTCAACGTGTCATAGCTCTCGTCAGCACCGGCGACGATCTTCGCGACCTCCTCAGCGGAAATCGTGCGGACCGACTTCGCGTTGTCGCCCGCAACGTTACCGACGAGGGTATCAATCGAGGTCTGTTCAGCCTTAGCGTTGAGGGTGGCAGCAAGCGCGGCAGACAGATCGGCAGCGCTGACCTCAGCCTTGAAAGCGAGGGCGGCCAATCCGGCCACGGAAACGTCGGTGCCGTTGACCTTAATAGAGCCGTTGGTATCACCGGTAGCAATCAGCACATCGACCATCTTATTCGCAATGGCAAGCGCCGTACCGTTGACCTTCACGCCCTCAAGGACATTGGCCTCTGCACCGACGTCTTCCAAGGCTTTAATGCGGGTCTCCGCGGCGCTCAGCGACGTTTTCGTAGCATAACGAGATTTAATTTCGTCAACCAGCGTACCAAGGTTGGGAAGGGTGATAAGTTTCATAGCATCGTTCGGCATAGTAAATTCCTCCAATACTGTTAATAAAATTTTTTACCGGATTGGTTTTTCAGAAGCTTGGTACCGGCCCCCGTGCTTCCGCCATTCAAAAAAGCAGCTTTTAATCTCCCGTCGTGTCCGTGTCTCCGCCGACATCGGCTTCAACGGTGGCGTCGTCGAAGAGCGCCAAAATCTCCGCTTCCGTGGCGTAGTTCATGCCCGGGATTTCACTCTTTTTCGCAAAGTCCTGTTTGATCTTGCCGATAGCAACACCAAGCCCATCTAAGTCAACGGTTTTTTTCGCGTCAGCCACTATGCGTTTCCCTCCTTCTGTCAATGATCATTTTGCTCGTTATTTGCGTCGTAGACGTCCAAGACTTCCTCGGAGGTGGCAGCATCAATCGAAATGTTGCCCTCCAAATCAATGCTCAAACCGGAGCCTTCTTTGACTTTCACGCCGCCAAGAATCGAGCCCGTTGCTGTCGGAAGTCTCGCGGGGTTCGCTCCAGCGTCGAAGAACAGCGTGATCGTCCCCTTGATTTCCTCCGAAGGATAATTTATCGCCCACAGCCTTACGAAACCGTCAAATGCTTGAATGGTAGAGCATAATACGGCGTCGCGCGCAGCGGCGAGCGAGGCTATATCCAAAGCGACCATCGGCGACGCCTTCGCCGTGGAGCGAGGCACCGCGACGTCCGCTTGCAGGCCGTAACCTGAAGTATTGTTTTCCGTCTCTTCCCACGCATCAGCGGGAATCGTGAAGATATGCGCGCCAGCGCCTCCATTGAGCGGAGCCGAAAGAATCGTAAGCACGCCTTCAAGGTCCTCCGAGGGCACTCGTTTCGCCCACAATCTCACATAACCGTCAAATGCCTTAATGCTCGGGCAGAAAACGGCTTCGCTTGCGATTGCAAGGGACGATATCGAGAGCGATAAAAGCGGGAACATCGTTTCGTCGACCTTTTCAACGGGGATATCGATTTGCACATTGTAAATTTCACCGACGGTCTCTGTGCAGGGTTGCCACCCGGTGACAGGAATCGTTATCTCTTTGACAAATACGCAGCTCTCGCCCGGGTCGACCTGACCCTCATCGTTTGTCGTGAGAACATATCGTTTGACGATCCACGAAATAGTGCCGTCTATGTATGTATCCCCGCAAGCGTACCCGGAAAGGTCCACGAGCGTCGCGGCTGTCGTCCCGTCCGTTTGCGCTTCCAGCACAAGGCCATGTGGAAGCGTTGAAGCGGTCACGATGGAGCCCGCCTTGTACCGCGTATTCCGCAAAATTGCGTGTGTCGCGGCACGCAGCATATCCACGTCGACAATGCCCGCCGGGTCAACCTCGGCGTCAATGATCGTACCGTTGGCAATGGCAATATTCAGACAGTATGTGATTGTCAGCTCCGTCGGGGAATGCGCCGGAATCCAATCCGGTTTTTCGTCGACCAAAACCGCGTACAGAATTTCGCCCTCGTCGGGATCGTCGGCAAATATTCCCCACTCGCGGCAATAAAAGCCGTGCTCGAGGTTCGCTGTGTTCAATACCCCGCGAACGACACAAACCTCACCGTTAGCGTAAGCCTCACTGATTGCCAGCTCCGTTTCAACCGAAACAAGGTCGACCAAGGTATCCACTTCGTCAATGGTTTCTTGTCCGCTGCCGAGTTTCATACGTGTCAGCGCAAGCGTCAGCCCAGCCTCCACCTTGGCTTGCAGCCGTCTCCCGGCGGCAGTCAATACGTGTGGCGTCCATTCAGACATATTTCCTCACTCCTTCTGTTATTCTTATATGCACACCGACTTTCCCGCCTATGCGGGGTGTCGCTCGCGCCTCGTTTATTTGATTGACGCGCGGGCCCGCCGTAAAGCGCTGATAAATTGCGGGCTTCGTGACGGTGTAAACGGTGGCCGAAATATCCGTATCCGCCGCCTGTTTCGGCCCGGCAATATATCGCTTATGCAAACCGGGAAGCGCACAAGCATAAACCGTAGCTTCCGCTCTGCGCAGAAAATTGATACCGTCGAGCCAGCTTCGCACATTTTTCGTCGCGTAAATTGCCCGCAGGACGTTCCGAAGTACCTCTTCGTCAACGTGCGCTGCTGTCACATTGACGACACGGAAATGATAGGGCTCGCCGCCATAATCAAACCATTCCTCGACGTTGCACCCTTCCCATGCCGCTTCCACCATCTTTTGAACGGCGGCCGCGGTGCCCTTGATCCGGTGCCAAGCAATCGAATTTATGATCAGCTTTCGCTTTGTCTCGACGTCCATTCCCAAGGGCTCGTAAAAGTCCACGTGCCACTGCCACGCCAAGAGGTCGAGAACGGGCTCCGGTAATTCGTTTATACGCGCGATCAAAAGCGTCTCAAGCGTCGCCGCCGTCGCCTTCGAAAGCTCCGTATCCAGCGCCCGCGCCGTCGCGTTTATCTGCTTGTCGGCGAGCAGATTGTCCGGCAGGAGGTCGAGGAGTGATACCGTTTGCGCGCTCTTAATCATCTTCCAGCCCTCCGAAAACCACGTTGACGGTATCCGCCAGCGCCACCTCGTTCTTGGCCGTCGCCCGGAAGACCGGCGTCCTGATCTCGACGCGCTTCACGCCGGCCGCACGCATTCGATAATAAAGCTCGGTCGGGTTGATATCCCGTCCGAGCTTTTCTTTCTGCCATGCTATATATTCAGATACCGCCGCTTCGGCTGCTGCCGAAATCGCCGCCGCGTTTGTCGCCTTGGTGCGGCTTATGAAATATGTGCAATCTATGTTATAGGAGGCCGCCGTCGGCGCTTCTACCGTCACGCGATCCGTCAGCGGCCGCACATCGTCCGCGCTCAAGGTTTCCTTTACAAGGGAAAGCATTTCCTCCTCGGGAAGCACTCCTCCAGCCAAGAGCGGATACACGACAACGTCGCCCGGCTCGGGGCTGTCCACGGCCACATCTGAGATAAGCGCCGACGCGCTTTTGGCGTAATACTGATATGCGCCCTCGGGGCCAGCGGAGGAGAATTTTTCCGGCGCTTCCTGTATGCGTTCGCGGAAATTCTCGTCTTCTTCGATATCCGCTCCGCCTTCGCTTTTCGTGACGTTCACAACCGCCGAGAAGAACGGGACCGGGTCCACGATCCGATTGATCTCGCCCGCGATAAATCCGTTTCCAGTCTCGCCGACTTCCGTGCAGGTGGCCGCCGCATCCGTGGAGAGCTCCCCGGCGTTGATCACGGCGTCCGCGTCCAGCGCGAAATATACGGCCCCGTCGGGCGTCGCCCTTGTTCCGGCCGGAATGATCGTTGCCGTCTCGCGTATAGCCGAGAGGGAAAGCCGAAGCGTCGTCGTCGCCGCTGTCGCCGGAAGTCTTTCGACGCCGACAAGGGCACCGATATGGTCGAGATAGTCCCCTTCGGCAAAGGCGAGAAGGTTCATTTTCGCGCTCTTGTCAATGAGGAGCCGTTGCTGGATAATGATTGCTTCCACGCCGAGCAAAAACAGACGAAGCGGATCGGCGCGCTCCAATTTCCTTTTCAAATACCCTTCCACCGTGGAGAGTATATTCAGCTCCATTTCGGCGGGGTCGGCCGCCGCGAATGTAATATCAGGCAAATTATCAAGCCGCATCAATACTCACCCTCACTTTTGCCCTTAAAAGGCCCTCCTCTTCGCTGCCCTCGTAAAAGACGCGCTCGACGCGCGCCCGGGGCTCGTACTTCGCCACCGCCGACACGATCTCAGACGAAAGGCGCGCTTGCGCGACGGCCGACGGAAGGTCCACCGCGTCGCCGTCGATACCGAAAGCGCGGTCCATGGGCACGCTGCCCTTGCGCGTCGTCAATATCGTTTTCACGTTTTGCAGCACTTCCTCCAGCACGCTTCCCGGTGCGAAGTCCACGCCGTCAAGTTCCGCTGCTACGTCGATTATCATTGTCGCGCCTCCCAAGCCATGACGGGAACGTACTCTTTCAGCGTCACGTCGATTTTGTTTTGTATGATCCGGCCCATGTTGTCGATCACGGCCTCATTTTCCCCGACGCTCACAATTACCCAAGGATTTTCGCCTATGACGACGCCGCCGAGCACAAAATAATTCGTTTCGCCCGTCGCACACATACGGCGCACCCTATCCGCTTCCCCTGCCGGGTTCACGCCACGATCCGCCCGAAACTGCATCGCAAAGGAAATTTCGTCGCCGTCGGGGCCGAGGTATTCGAGTCTCGGCTTTTGGCCGATTATTTCATGGGACGCATACCGGGCCCGCGTTTCGCGCTTGTAATCCTTGAACGTCAGCACGTGCCGCGAAGACACTTCGAAGACGATACTGCCAAATGAGCCGAGCGGCATCGAAAGGCCGAAAGCGGAAAGCTGACCTCGCGCCACGCTCAAAAGATTTTTTACCGCGTTTTGCGCTGCCGTCGCCGCTTGCTTTTTATAGGTATCCGCCACACTGGAAAGAAAAGACATATAATCACCCGCCTATAAAAACGTCTCCGCTGCCTTCCATAACGTTTCCTCCACAACTCACCGGGTCCCCGATCCGGCCAGCCGCCCGCCCGTTTATGAAAACCGTCGAGCTGCCCGCCGCAATCACGCCCGTATGAGGCGGGTGGACGGGGCACCCATGGGCTACGTAATCGTCACCCACACGGCCGGCGCCGCGCCCGTTAATATTCACATCAGGACTATGCCCGGAAAGCGGGCGCGGAGGACAAGCATCGTGCCCGGTATCATTATCGTTCATTCGTGTCGCCGCGGGCATTCCCTTCGCCTCCATATCCACAATTATTAGCATTATTACAATTATCACTGGTGTTAATTGTGTTAATTGTGTTAATTGTGTTAATTGTGTTAATTGTGTTAATTGATATTGACCGTCGCGCCTTTGATATTGATTGTCCCGACGCAATTTATATTGAGCGTATGGGAAGAGCGATCATATTCGATAAAAGTGCCGTCCGCAAAGTCAAGACGACGGACGTCTTCGCTGCCCGCTTGCGGCGGATTTCCCCGATTGAAGAACGTGCCGAGAATCCAGCCGGAGGAAAGGTTTTTGTCGTTTTGCGCGAAGAGGCAGACAACCGGATCACCGACGTCAGGCGACCAATAATCCTTATTCTTCGCCGCGCATCGGTTTATGATTGAAAGCTCTTTTGATACGTTGTTGTCGTTATCCTCGAACATCACCCGCGCCGTCATGCGCTCCGGGTAAACGCTGGATACCACACCCGCGCGGACGATCCCGCGAAGGCCCCGACGAAGCTCCTCAGTATTCATCAAGGCACCTCCTCAAATCGACCTTCACCGTGTAGGCTGAGCCGATATCGTGCACCGCGCGCGTGATCATATACTTGCCATCGTAAAAATGGAATCCGGCCAGCTCGATCGTGTTTCCGGCGGAAAGCGCGAAGTTTCCCGGTGTAGTAAGGCTCACCGTCACCTCGCCCCGGTTCTTTTCCCGTAAGCGCTTTTTGGCGAGCTTTTCCGCCTCCTCCAGTGTCTCCACCTTCTCATTGACTTCGAGCGTTTGGCCTTCCTTGTCCTTCTTGTCGGGCGCTTCGTAGGTATACTCGATATATTCGTCCTTCTCTTGATGCTTGTACTTCACGTGACACGCCTTATAGATATTCCGTATCGTTGCGCGTGCCGAGAAGGAGAGTATCGCGCTTTCGCCCTTCGTGAAGACGATCACGGCGTCCTTTTTCTCGTACTCCGCCTCGTCGAAAATGACGATCTTCTTGTCCGTCACCTTCAAGGCCAGCCCCGCGTCCTTCGCCAGCTTGAGCAAGAATTGCAGGTCGGTCTCCTCTGTTTGCTCCGCGCGCTCCAAAAGCGGATCGTCTTTCGTGTCATAAAAATATTCCATGCCCGCCCCTTCGGCCACGTCTTTTAAGATTTCCGATAGGCGCGCCTTTTCCCATGACCGGGATTTTTGCACGCTTCGGATATTCGCGTTGTTTGGAACGGAAACAAGTTTTATTTTTGCTTCTCGGGGCGGCATGGAATTTTCAATCTCGTCGATCTCGAATTTGCCGAGCGGCATCTCTTGCACATCCATCGGAGAATCCCAGTCCGAAAGCAAAATGGAAAGCTCCATCATGGCGCCCCGGTCCGGTATCCAATCGCCGATCCACAGCTCCGGCAAATCGTGAAGGGTTATCGACGCGCCGTCGGCTTCGCCGGAAAGCGCATCGGTGAAGGAAAACGCCTTGAAAAAGGCGCTGACGTCCACCGAAATATCGGTGCCCTCATAAATCGCCTTGATCGTTGCCCGTCTTGCCTTCATGCTCTTTTCCTCCATGGCGGCAATACGGACGGCGTCTCCTTCGAAATCTCAGGCAGGATCAAAACGACACCCGCCGAAAATATCGTTGTGTCGAGGTATTGCCGGTTCGCGTTCATAAGCGCTTCCACATAATTGCAGCTCCCGAGCTCCTTATAGGCGATCATATCCCATACGTCGCCGCTCCGTGTTGTGTACGTGTTAGGCAAAGGAGAGCCGCCCCCTTTCGTGCATGAAGCGCTCCATCATATCCTCGAAATTCGCCTGAGCTTCCGTCGCCGCGTCCAAAACCGCACGCCGCACACCTTCCGGCTCCGTGTTGCCGTTAATCGTGAGGCTGATATTGATCGGAGGCGCTGAAACCGTCGGTACTGACGTCGGCCTTCCAATATTGATAGCCGGTTCGGAGTCCCGCCCGACGCCGAGGATTTCCCCGGCTTTTTGCCAAAGGCCGAGAGCCCGCCGCGATCCGTCCAAAGGTATCGCCGCTTCCGGGCCGTCCTCGGCAAAAGTCGTTAGGAATGCGCCTTTCCGATAAATTCCACCGGTGGCGTTCTCGCTGATCGGCTCGCCTCCGGTATTCGCCCCGCCGAGCGAAAGAAGACCCGAAACGCCGCTCACGATTCCGTTGACCGTACTCGATACCCCGGTCAAAATGCTGTCCGCGAATTTCTTGATACCGCCGAAAATACTCTCAAATATCTTCACGATACCTTCCCAAGCCCGGCTCCAGTCCCCGGCAAAAGCGCCGGTAATAAATTCGATGATTCCGGTCATGACGCCGATCAGGGACGTGATCACGCCGGAAATGATCCCGACCGCCGTCGTTATGACACCGGCCATGACATTCGCCGCGACAATAAACGCGCCGACCACGGCACCGCCGAGGAATTGCGCCACGGTCCCGAAGGCCGTCATAAGAAGGTCAATCGTTCCGCTGTTTTCTTCCATCGCCGTTTGAATTGCTTGCCATGCGCTGACGAGCTGCTGTCCAACGACGACCCATAAAGTCCACAAGGCCGTTTGCAAAGCCATGATTGCAGGTTGCATCGTCGCCCATGCGTCGCTCAGTGCCTTTTGAATACGGCCCCACAGCTCCATGAAGAACGGCCCGACTTTATCCCAGTTTTTATAGAGCAGATACGCCGCGCCGGCAATCGCCATGATTGCGATACCCATGGGCGAGAACACCGCCGAAAGCATCGCACTCATACCCGAGGCCATGCTGGCGAACATTCCCTTGAGGGAAAACGCTTTCATTTGTGCCGTGGCCGCGCCGCCCATGTTCCCGAAGGCCGCGCTTATGGCGGAAGCCTTTTGCGAAATCAGCCCCGGCAGCCCCATGATTGACGCCTTAATACTGCCCGCCGTAGAAATAGCCGAGGCTTTCAGCGCCGTCAGATATTGCGCGGCCGCCGTTGTCCCGCTCTTGACGCCGTTCTTGATTCCGGTCCCGACGTCCGCCCACGTAATCGCCCGTACACGATTGAACGCGTTGACGGCGCCATCGCTCCACGCCTTCCACATATCGGCGTTGAAAACCTGACGCAAGGCGTTCTTCGCATTACTTGCCGCGTCCGCGGCCCCAGAAAGGATTTTCTGTCCCGCGTCCGTATTCCTCAAAGTCTCGGTCAATAGCCGATAATTTGACGTCAGCACTTCCACGCCGGTCGAAAGCGTATTATAAACGTGGTATCCGACATAAGACGCGCCAAGCGCTGCGGCCACCGCTTCGATCGTTTGGACAAGGCCCTGATTTTCGCCGGCCCAGCGCGCAAGCCCGCCCGCAAACTCGGCCGCTTTTCCTGCCGCGGCTGCGATTCCCGGAAGGAGCGCGCTTCCAATACTGATCGAGAGCGATTCCATGGCGGAACGAAGCCGTGTCGCCGCGCCTTGGGCGTTGTTTTCCATCGTACCGGCCATGCGATCGGCGGTGCCGTCGCAATTATTCAGCGCCGCAACAAACTGATCCAGCGCCTCGGGTCCCGCGTTTATGACATTAAGCCAGCCGGAAGCTGCCGTCGTCCCGAAAATTGCTTGAAGGGCTGCGAGCTTTTGTTCATCGGCCAAGCCGCTCGTTTTATCGGAGAGCTGGCGGATCACCGCGACCATTTTTTGCTGAGGCGGCAGGGAGTCGTCCATTTCAATACCCAAGCTCCGCAAAGTGGCCTGAGTCTCTTCCATTTCCCGCTGAGCGTCCGAAAGGTTGATCCCGAGCGCTTCAAGCTCTTTTGCAGCCTTTCGCGGCGGACCAGCCAAACGCAAAAAGCCCTGTCTGAGGGACGTACCGGCTTGACTGCCTTTGATACCGGCATTCGCCATCAGTCCCGTCAGCGCGGCGGTCTCTTCCATTGTCGCCCCGAAAGCCTTTGCCACCGGTGCGGCATACTTCATCGTCTCGCCCATAAGCTCGACGGTCGTATTGGAATTTGTGACAGTATAGGCGAATACGTCCGCCATGTGCGCCGCGTCTTCCGCCGTCAGTCCGAAAGCCGTCAAATCATCGGAAAGAATATCCGCCGTCCGGGCGAGGTCCGTCCCGCCGGCAGCCGCGAGGGAAAGCATGGGTCCCATACCGGCGAGAATCTGCTCCGTCTTCCAGCCAGCCATACCGAGGTACGTCATGGCCTCCGCCGATTGCGTCGCCGTGAAGCGCGTCGTCTCGCCGAGCTCCCGAGCCTTTGCCGTGAGTCGTGCCGTATCCTCGGCCGTCGCGTTCGAAATCGCCTGTACTCGTGACATAGCGGCCTCGAAGGTCATGGCCGTTTGCGTCATTCCGATTAAAGGCGCCGAGAGCATTCCGACGGTCGTCACCGCACTTATAAGCCCATTCCGGGCGGCGGCGAAATTCGCGCCGGCGGTCATGCGTGCGGCTTGCGCCTCTTGCATTCGCTGCGTTGCTGCCTGAGTCCGCTCAAGCTCCCCCTGCAATCTTTGCAAGTGCCCGCGGTACTCCTCGACGCTCATACCGGCCGCGCGCATCTTTTGCGAGAGCTGCGTGATTCCCATTTGATAAGTGCTTTCGGAAATCTTGCCCTTTTCGAATTGCGACCGAAGCCTTTGCATCTGATCGGAGTATCCGCGAAGCTCCCGCTGCGAAGCTTTCCACAAGCCATCGAGGCGGCGCTGCTCCGCATTGAGGAACTTCGTCTCGTCGCCGAGCTTCTTCATGACCGACGCGCCTTGATTCATCGCCGTTGAAAAGCTTGCACCAAGGGACGCGTTTATGGCGAAGGATATCGCGAAAATTTTTCCGGCTGCCATACTTTCCCCTCCTTTCTGTGATATAATTCAAGAAAAAACGGAGGTGATTTCCGTGATCTCTCTTTTGTACTTCATCGGCCTTTTGATATGGGCCGTTGTTTTCATCGTTTTTCTTGCATGGATCGCCGTGAAAGGAACCCTCGGCCTTTTGTTCCTCTTGGCCCGCATCTATGGAATATGGCTCCATATCACGGGAAGGAAAAGCCAAAGCGAATTTGCATAAGCCCCGCCTTGCGCGGGGCTTATCTTTTCTCCGCTTCCTCTTTCATGACGTCCAACCAGCAAATCAATTCCCGGAGGCTTTGCCCTTGCCAATATTCAAGGCTGCCCGCCTCGCGGAGGGCGAAAATGATCTTCCTCAGTTGTTGCGCTGGAGAACTTCCTCGCCCAAAGTTTTCAGCAAAAAATTGAGCACCCGCGAAATGATCGCCACATATTCCGGCAGCTTCAAGCTGCTGATATCATCGTAGGATACCTTGAAGGCTTTCGCTGCAAGCCGCGCACGGAACGACGCGCTATACATAATATCCGGTGTCGGATCGGCGGCCATGCGGCACTCGCGTTCAGCTTCGATAAAAGCGTTTGAATCCAGCTCCATGAGCTTGTCTTCAAGTGTCGAAAGGTCGAACTTCTTCGCATTGTTGCTCGTTTCTTTGTCTGCCATTCTATGCTACCTCCTAAAACATTAGGCCGCCTTTCCGGGCGGCCTTCTCATTTTCAATTACAGCCCAAGCGCCGCTTTCACGCCCTCGAGGTAATCGGTCCCGTTGACATAGTGGATATAGTTGAGCTTGTCAATCTCCACCTTTTTCTCGCCGTCGATCGTGACTTTGAGATAAAGGAGCTCCAGCGTCGTCTCGGCATCGCTTTTCGCCGAAGGCTCGAACTTGCCGAGGTTGCCGCTCTTCGGAACGCCGCGCACGTTGATCTTGACCGGCTGCACCCGGAATTTACCGGTACCCGCGTCATAGTGCTGATTCGCGCCGCGAAGCTCCAAATCATGCGCTTCCTGCTTCAAGAGCTCCGTCACATCGCCGTTGATAGTACGCCAGTTGATTTGAAGCTCCATGCTGTCAGTCTGACCGAGCGTCGGCATATCAATCTCGCCGCCGATACCGGCACCGGAAAGAGAATCCGTTTTGTAGCTGATCTCGGGCAGCGTAATATCGGCCATACCGAGCTTGCGATTCCCGCCAACAAACACTTCGTAATTAACAAGCTTGTCTCGTACTTCATTGATCGCCATTTCTCACACCTCCTCACGCCGCAAAGAGCGTCGCGATATAAGCCGGGTCGTATTCTTGCACGAACTCGATCTCCCGCGCGGGCGAGGGCGGCGTCATAAAGACGTGGAACTTGATCTTCCCGTCCATGAGGTCCGTCGTTGTGTTCTCGTCGTTGCGGAACTCCACGCGGCCACCGAGGAGGGCGCCTTTCGCGGTCAGGCCGTTAAGCCAAATGTTCGCGCTGTCCATGATCGTTTCGATCAGGCGCTTGTTCATCGGATCGTCGATCTTGCTCCAGAACGTCGTAACAAGAGTATTCAGCACCCAGTTAAACATACGCCGGATCGGAATGAAGTTGTCCTTCACGTCCGTATTCGACGGGTACGCCGTGGTCCGGTTGCCCCACGATTTCCAACCGCCGATAAAATTCAGCGCCGTTACAATGCCCTGTCCGTTAAGATACGCGGCCTGAGCGCTGGAGAGGAAAATTTCCTGCCCGTCCTCGAGGACCGCGCTATCGGCTTGCAGGCTCTTGTTCGATGGCGAGTAGTACGGGATATCGTCATGGGCCGCGTCCGTCTTATTCATGACGCCCGCGAGCTGCGTCGAAATGTGGTACTGCTGCCCGCCGAGCGATACCTTCGGCCAGCACGCGAAAAGGCTCGTGTCGATAAAGTTGTTCCGATTCTTCCACTCACTCGCGGCCGTGTACGTCTTGACCGCGCCCGTCGGAATATCCGCTACCGCGACCGCCCGGAAGTGCCCGTTGATATTCGTCGTTTTCGCCTTCATAACAGCCGCAACGACGGTATCGCTGGAGAACTTCGGCGCGATAATAATGCCCGGTACAAGGCCGAAACGCGGGAAAACTTCTTCAATAAGCTCCAAGCCCTCGCTCTTGCCCGTCACGTTGTCCACGCCGCCGACAATATCGGAGGCCGTGACCGCTGCCGCGTCCACTTCGTCGAAGTCGAGATAGAGCTTCGCGCTCTGATCGACGATCGCACCGCCCGAAAGCGCCGTGATCACCAGCTTGTTTTCGTCGTCATAGGCTGCCGTATAGTCGGTATCCTTCACAAGCGGCGCTTCGCTTGCCGCGGTTGCGAACACCTTCAAAGTCGAAAGGATCGCTGCCGCTTCCACGTTAGCCACACCAGCCGCGAGCTGGATTTCCTTCTTGCTGACCGTCTTCTTATGCTTTGCAACGTCCAGCACATTGACAAATACAACCGGAGCCATATTGAAAAGCGCATAATGCGATTTCATGACCTCGCAAAGGGTGTATTTATCGAAATTATCATCATACCCGAAAGCCGCCACGGCTTCCTTATAGGTATAGCAAAGGACCGGCGAATTTACTGCCGCCGGATCGCTCGCCAAGTGTACCGGTGCGGTACCGAAAGCGATAACAAGACCTGAATCCGTTTCCGTCATAGGAACGAGGCTCGTCGCGACTTCGGAACCGTATACTCCGTGTTTGTAAGCCATTTTCTCACACCTCCGTCATTTCAAGGAACGCGAGATTGATCGGCGTCCCCTTCTTCTTCAAATCGTCGAGCGACGCGCTCAGTGTCTCGACCTTGACGAAAAGCCGCTCAATATGCGGATACTCGGCCTTTGTCGCCTCGATCAAAACCTTCGGCAGGCCCTTGAATACTTGATTCGTTCTAAGGCCGTGCTTCAAACGGTTAGGCCCTATATACATATAGCGCCCGCCCGTTTCCTCGGCCTTTTTCGCAACCGTCGCCTCAGCGACAACGGCGGCGGCATTATCCTTCTTGCTCATTACTGTATTCCTCCATAACTGCGTCAAATTCGACAGGGAAGCCTTCTTGAGGCTGTGCAATAGTATACGTTACCGTGCCGTAACCGAACCAAAACGGATAGGGCTGTGCCTCGATCGTTTCCCATTCAATCGGCAAAACCAAACGATACTCGCCGGCGATTGTCCGGTGAGTCAAAAGACGCTGGCGAACGTGCTCCATGAGATTTAAGAGGTCCCGCCACGCTTCCGGCTCGAAACCGTGCACGCCAAACGTAAATCCGACAGTGGCAATAGACGCTTCCGGCGCGTCTTCCAAGCTGTCCTTGACCTTTTGCAGGCTGACGATGATCAGTGGATAATAGGTATCCTCCAAGAAGTTTTCATCGGGTATATGCTGCGCGTATACCGTAACCTTTTTATCGTCCTGATTCTCGGCCGCCATCTTGTAATCCTTGACCGCGTCTTCAACCTCAGCCTTCAACGCGAAAAGAAGATTGACCGGGATCACACCGTCACCTCCGATAACCCATCAAAAAAGCATTGACTTCGTGATCGACATTCTTCGCAAGACGCTTTTCAATCCCCCGCGTGATCAAATCGGAAACCTCTTGCCTTGTCATGGCTTGCGGAATTGACGGACCGTAGAGCTCACGAAGAGAACCGTCCGGGCGGCGCTGGAATACGCCGGTGTGTCCGCTCGCCATCTTCGCGACAAAAGCATGGGCGACCGTGCCGCCTTCGCCTTTTACCACGTTAGCGTAGAGGTATTTCTTCCGCCGTGTATAGGAAAGCTGCCCTTCCGGGCTGCTTGGCTTTGTCTTGTACTTATAAAGCCCCGTTACACGTCCGGTTGAAAGGAGCTCGGCCGCCATACGTGATACGCGTACACTGACCGTGCTTTTGACTTCCTTTTGCGTGACAAAATAGCGATTCGCCACTTCCTTCGCTGCGTCGGCTTTCGCGCCCTTCATGGAGCGCCTGATCGCGCTATCCGCGACCTTCTCCGCCGCACCGGGGAGCCCCTGCAAAAGTTTCTGCGCCCGCTCGATCGAGCTCGCATCGACCACAATCATTAGCCCGCGCCTCCCATGCGATACGCTTCCAGCAGCACGGAAAGAAGGCCCATATCGTCACGACACGATTTGACCTTGTACCGCTTATCGTCCAGCTTGATATTCTCGCCTTGCTTAGGCACGCGAGACACATCGGCCTTTTTGACGTAAAGTGTGATAAAGTCCCCGTGAAGCCCTTCAAAGGTCTTCTCCCTCTGCTCGGATTTTTGCGCCGTCTTGTTTATGCTGACCACGCAAGGAAGCTCGACGCCTTCAAGGACGTGCATATCGGCGAACTCGTCCAAATTGATAAACACATCGGAAAGGTCCGCTTCCACGCTATCCTTGAACGTGCTCATTTTTTCTTCCCCTTCTGCACCGACGCCATCGGATCAACGGCAGGAAGCTCGGCAGGGTCCGCATTCTTCGGAGCCGCCGCCGGCGCTTCCTCTTTCACTGCCGCTTTTTTCGTGCTTGCCGCGATACCCGCCGCAATCAAGCGCTTCGCTTCGCCGCTGTCTTCAAGGTCGAGGACGGTCCCAACGCCATAGAGCTTTTTGTTATGGCTGACATAACCCTTAATCACCTTGATTTCCATTTAGGCGGCCTCCTTATTTCGCGGGAATATATACCCAGTCGTCCATAAACTCCGGCGCGAGCAGGAAACGGCTATAAACCGTCAGCGTCATGGTATTGGAATTTTTGCTCGCTGCGTACTTCGGAACATAAAGCCCGGAATACGTCTCGAAACCGGTCTCCGCATCGTTGACCAGCGTGACCGCACCATGGAGCTGACGCCCGCGCCCCGGTACACCAACGATAACGTCATTCGCGCCAAGGAAGGGCACCGTCTGACCGTTGTCGTCCGTATAGGTCTCCATATAGGCGTAAATCTCAAGGTTGAGCGCCTGAATAATACCGATCCGCATGACCTGCGGGGCGATAATCCGCGGCTGAATGCTCATGAGCGAAAGGTTGGCGTTCGACGGAACGGAGAGCCACTTCATGACTTCCGCATTGTCGAGCAGATAATCACCGATATTCTTACCGACAAGGGCGACAGTCGGGATCATACCCGCGTTTTCCTGCACCATTTCGGACGCGGCCTTGAGGTCCGCGTAGATCGTCGCGTTGGCATTGTCCCAAGTCGGCGACGGAGTAATCTGCTGCACCGTGCCGAAGGAGATCATCGCCGTCTTCTGCGTCACGCCATCATCAGCGAAACCGTTAATCGTATAGGCGCCCGTCTTGAGAATTTCCGCCGCCATCTGATTCTTGCGGTTGAGGATCATGCTCTGGAGCTCACGAAGATCGGAAGCCTGAATCTCAGCCGCGCGCTGTGCAGGGGTCTTCGTGGAATGAATCGTCTCGCCGAAGCCGCGCTGCTCAATATCCTCGGGCGAAACCGTCCGACGCGGCGCCACCATGGGCGGCTGATAAAAATTCACCGTGCTGCCATCGCGGGAAATATTGATTCCCTTCGCGCCTTCGACCACGAACGGGGCGAGGCGGCGGCCGCCTTTGCGGTATTCCACAGCGATTTTCGTCGAAGCCGACGGAGTCGGGACATTCGGGAAAAAAACGTCGACAAGGGTCGTCGCCGGAGCTTTGATTCGCTCCATCGCTTGCATTAACGAAATAGTGTCTTTCAGATCAATAGCCATTGTCTTTACCCTCCCTTTTCACTTCAAGCTGGAAAGCATAATACCAGCCGCGCGAAGCTCCTCTTCATGGGCCTCGACCGTATCACCGGCTGCCACGATCAGCTTCTCACGGTTGAAATACCCGGCCGTGTAAACCGTACCGACGGTATCCGCGGCGCTCGCGTCCACGTCCTCGGCGGCAATATAAAGCGCCGTCTTGCCGGAGGCCGTCGCCTCAGCCTTGCCCACATTGTTCAGGCTGAGAATCGTGCCCCGCTTAATGTTCCCACCGCTGGCGACGGTCACATTCTTGGTCAGCACGGGAATTTCCGTCCCGGCGAAAAGCCCGTCATAGGAAACGCCCGCCATAGTTTCAAAATTTGCCATTGTCTTTTACCTCCCCTTATCTGCCCTTGTTTGCCAAGGCCACAATTTCATCAATGGCCGCCTGCTTCTCGTCCGCCTTGTTTTCCGGCGTAGAAGGAGCGACCTTTGCCGCGCCGCTGTCCGCGTTGTCACGCAAAACGTCAATAATCGCGGCGATTACCTTTTCCTGCCCGGACGCCTCCGGCTTTTGCACTTCCGGCTCCGGCAGGGCGTCGATATAAGGCTTCAAGCTTTCAGCCGTTGCACCGTTCTTCTTCCCCGTCTCAACAATACTATCGACAAAAGGATTTCCGGTTTTCAGCGCGTCCAGCGCGTTCACGCGCGCACGTTCTGCCTCCACGGCCGCCTTCGCCGCGTCGTCGGCCTCATTCACGGCCTCGCCGCTTTTCGGTACCTCCTCGGTCTTCGTGACGCCTTCCACAAAGCCGAGAATCCCCGCAATACTTTTCAGCTTCTCCGCTGCATTCATGATTAGATCACTCCCTTTTTCTTTTCTATCCAAAACCGCCTTGAGTCCGTCGGCGTTCTCGAATCTGTCCATCTTGCAGGACAAAGAATTTACAATGAGCACACCTTCTTCCAGCTTTGGCCCCGCTGGAATTTCGCCTACAATTTCGTCCACAAATCCGTATTTCTTCGCCGCTTCCGCGGTCAACCACGATTCAGAGTCCATTTTCGCCTTGATTTCGTCTTCGGTCAGCGCGTTTTTCACGCGTTCCCGATAAACGTTTACAATGGTCTGCTTCACCGCGTCCAGCCTCTCAGATAGCTTTTCGAGCTGCGTTTTGTCGAAATAGCCGAGCATGGCCGATTTCGGATTGTGGATCATGAAGATCGTGTTCGACGGCATGATCACTTTGTCCCCCGCGCAAGCGATAACCGTCGCCGCGCTGGCACACATACCGTCAATCTTCATCGTGACTTTTCCCGGGTACGCCTTAAGCTGATTATAGATTGCCTGTGCAGCAAACACGTCGCCGCCCGGGCTATTGATATGTACGTCGAGATCGCGCCCGTTAAGTGCCGCGAGATCGTTCGCGAAGATTCCCGGCGTCAGCTCGTCGTCGTACCATGAGGTATTTGAGATTTCGCCGTAAAGCATAAGCTCCGGCTTCTCGCCCTCGTTTCGAAATTTCCAAAAGTTTTCCGGCATTCAATTTCACCCCCTTTCGGGAAAATAGGCGTAGAAAAAGGCATCGTGAAAATCCACAATGCCCTTTGCTCCGCTTATTTTTCAGCTTTTCTTTTTGCCCGGTTGCGTTCTCTCAGCAGCTCACGCAATACCTTCTCCCTCGATCGCATTTGAGTCCAAGTATATTCAGCGTGCTCCGGGCTTTGCTGAAACCTTTTAGGTACCCACCGATTGCTTTTTTCTATGCTTCGCATCGCCTGATCCGCGCCGCGTTTTCTCTCCCGCGTCAATCGAATCTGTGCCAAGAAATCCGCGTTGCTCAGTTTTGACATAGCGCGCCGAAACTGTTTTTCCCCGTGCTCCGTAAAATGACCTTGCGCGTTAAATATTCTTCCGCCGCCGCCTTTATTTGAACCACGTCCGCCCATATCACATTTTCCCCTTGTCAAACTTCGCCTGAAAAGCCTCAATTTCCTCGACTTCATCGGCAATTTCGGAAATCGGCTTCCCGTAATGAAGGATTTTCGACGGTCTCAGTTTCTTCTTCATGGCCGCATATCCGGCAAGGAAAAGCTTCATACTTTCCTTGCTATTCCGCACGCCTACCGACGACACAAAAACCGGCGCTTCCTGCGGCTCACCGTCAAAGCACCACGCAAAAGAAGAATCATCGCTCCAGCATATCGTCGGAAAAACCTTGATCCCCCGAGACTGCCAAAAAGCGCCTACCCAGTGTTTACGGTAATGATTCCAAATTTGTACCGCCTTCGGTGTATCCGTATAAAGGCTGAAATCAGGGGAGAGCGCATAGGAGAATTTTTCGAGCTGCTGGAGGTACTGCTGCGGGCTATTCCATACCCTTTCAAAGCGATAATCGTCGAGGAAAAAATGGAGCCCGTATCCGGCCGGATCACCTTTGAAAGCTGCCGCATCACTGAACGGGATCAGCGGGCGCGGCTCATACGCCTCCGGCAAGATTGCAGGGATTCCATACTCGCCGACGCCCTTCGAGTTGAAGAGCTCCATGTGCAAAAAACGCTCTTCTGATTTCGGCTCGTATAGTACCGCTTGCGCCGTGCCATCGGTGCCCGCCTTCGGGTCCTTCTCGGGTTCCGGCTGCCCGATCCCGAGCGAGTCCCCGTCCCACTGGAAATCAAAGCCTAATCCATCGAATGAAAAATCCATTTCCGAAAGCCCGGAAAGCTCGCCGCCTAAAAGCTCGAAATCCCATTCCGCGAGCTCGCCGACACGGTTATCCACCAAACGGAAAGCCTTTACCTCTTCCGGCGACAGATCCCCGGCGACGACACAAGGCACATTTTTCAAACCGAGCTGCTTGGCCGCCTTATACCGAGTATGACCGGCGACGATCACGCCGTCACGATCAATAACGAGCGGGACCTTCCAGCCAAATCGGCGGATACTTTCGGCCACGGCCGGGACGGCCTTCTCGTTCTTTCGAGGGTTTTTCTCATAGGGGCGTATTTCCTCGAGCCGTTTTTCAATTACCCGCATTTCAGGCCTCTCTTTCAAGCCATAAGAAAAGCACCTCGCAAAAGCAAGGTGCTTCGTCTTGAAAACGCTTTTAGGCTTAGCTTTCCGCGGCCGCCTCGGCGGCAAGCTCGCGCTCATACTCTTCTTGCGATATTCGCTCTTCCTCGAGAATAATGCGAATAGCGTCATACGCGCCTTCCTCGATAAGCGCCTTCCGTTCCGCATTCTTCAAAAAGGCAAATTCATCTTCACTCGGATTCACCATTGGCACGTCGAAGGGCTCGTCCTTCGTCTTTAGCGCCGAAAGCACTCGGCGCTCCACATCGTCCATGCGCGCCAATTCTTCCTCGGTGTACGCCCCCATGATTTACGCCCCCCTTTATTCTCCTACCGCTGATATGAATATGACTCTTTACGGGTTATGTACTCATAGCCGTATTTCGGCATGGTATTTTTGTAATACCGATTCAAACGTCCAACCGCTTTTTGCCGTGCCTCGTGCTCTGCTTGGCGTGGAGTTTTACCAGCCGCCAGCGCGCTATTCCTTGATTTATTATATTCCGACATAACTTGATTTTCAAGTCTATTTGCGTCTCTGAGCATTCGACGCTGGAGCCCTTGCGGATCGGCGTTACTTGTTCGACGCATAATATAATTCATTTCGCCCTGTCCGCGCGCCGTTGCTCTATGCTCGCTCCAGTTCGATCGAATCATATTGCCAACATCGGCAAAGGAAAACGTACCGCCAAAATCTGCGGCTCCCGCCGGGTGCCCATGTGTCACCGTCGCGCCCTGCCGCGTCAATTCCGTTGACGGGAACGCGACACTGTGCGAATTGCCTTTATAGGCTGCCACAAGTTTATCGTTTTCGTCGAAGATAAACAGCTCCTCATGATTCTTTGACCGGGCCCGCTCTTCCGCTTGCTGTACGGTCATATTCCCCATTTTGCTGATATCCATAGGCTGCGGCGCTCCCGTACCTCCGCCTCGGCCCATAAGCGCGTCCGCGAAACTTCCTCCGCCGCCGCTAAAATTTGCCCCTCGGCCTCCCATATTATACCGCCTCCCGTTGGGTATTTGCCGTTTCTACTTCCGGCTTTTCTTCCGCCGCCAGCACGGCGGGATTCCCGAGGTTCAAGCCCTTGCCCTCGATCAGCTCTTTTTCATACTGGAGCTGATCAAGGTTTTCTTCGAGGTCCGTTCCGGTCATTTCCGCCGCCTCGCGTTCACGTGTGGAGAGTCCATACATGACGCGAAGAGCGCTGCCGTTGATATCGCGCACCGGATCAAGAATACTCATTGTCGGCCCATACCAATCAGCATTACACCAAGCCGAGCGGATCGCCGGGTCGTTGAAAAATCCCGGCGCCTCGATCCGGCCGAGAGCCACGGCCTCTGTCAGCCACATTTCATAAACCGGCTGACAGAAATCACGTGAAAACCAAGTCCGACGAAGCTTGTATTCTTCCCACGCTTGAAGCATGGCCGCCCGCGACGCGCTATAAGAGCTCGTGAACGACTTCATTAGCACTTCATACGGCTGCCCGATCGCCGCGCCTATCTGTTTGATAAGCTGCGAAATGAACGAATCAAAGGTACTCATGCTGCGTCCAGCGTCCACGGCCTTGACGTCGACGCCCATCGGAAGCGCGTTCAACGTGCCCGCGCCGAGTCCGTACTCCGTCACGTCCACAACGGGCGCGGACGCGTCCCGCCCGGGGTCGTCCCCGTAGGCCGGCGGTGCGATACCATTGAGGCCGTTCGCGCCCGCCGGGCTGCCCGTGAAGAATAGCGCGAAAAAGCTCTTTATGATCGCCGCTGTCAGCTCCGCCGTCGTATAGCGGCTGACTTGTTTCAGCGTTTCGATCACCGGCGCCAAATAGGGCACGCCCCGGTACTGCTCCGTCCGCGTATCATGGCAGATTTGCAGGATATTCGGCATTCCCGACGACTCGCCGAACGCCTTGACGCGCGTCCATTCCTCCACTCTCGAAATATCGGAGTAATCGCCGGGTACTTTATTGCAAATCCAGTAGGCTTCGATCGCGCCGTCAGGGTCCACCTCGACGCCGCTGATAATCCGATTTCGCGTCAATGGCGACACCATTTCCACGGAATACGGCGTTACCGCCCCCGGAAAGCTGCCGTCCATCGGGTTTGAAATCCGATTGCCCTCGATAATTTGAAGCCGGAGCGAATACGGCATGAAAGCCGATGGAAGTTTCCGCCGGAAAAGCGCGAAAGAATCGCCGTCGATCAGATACGCCGTATAGGCGATATCTTGCAAATCGTAAAAATTATTCCGGCGGTATATATCACAGTGCTTCGAGCCCGCCCAAAGATTAAACTCTTGAAGGGCCTTCCGATTCCAAGCCCGCGCCTCCTCCTTGCTGATCCCGAGCTCCAAATATCGGACGCGCGGGAAAACTTTCAGCCCGGCGCCGATCGTGTGCATCGCGCTCGTCGTGATTGCTGCCGCGCCGACGGGTGTATTGATTGCCTGATCCGAGCTTCGGTTCCTAAGCGTGAAAAGGTTCGCGTCAATATCGGCCTTCGCGGAAGCTTTCACCGGATTATACGCCTTCAATATGTTGCTGCTATGCGACGCGCCACCGTCCGCGTATCCGCTATTCACGATACGCGCGTTATCCGCTGCCGCTCTTTTTTTCTTGCCCATATCGCTCACCTAATCCATGAATACCACGCGCCGCGAAAAGCCCCGCGAACGTCCCAAAAGCTGCTCGATTTCCGCCTTGAGGCTGTCAATCGCTTTTCGGATTTCGGAAAGATTCGCCCGCGTGAGCTGACGATCGCCGATCGTGTACGATTGCCCAACAAGCACGCGGCGCTCCGCTTCGTAATAAAGCGAAAGGCGCTCTTGCGCCATCTCAAGCGGCGTTTTCTGCACCGGCTCAAGCGGCGCCGGCTGCGTCGTTTCGGTCGTCGTTTCGGTCGTTTCTAATGGCGTTTCCATCGTCGCCGCTCCTTTCTCAGTACAAATTGAGGCTCCTCGACCGCATTTGCAGCCCTTGCCTCCGCTGCGGGGCCGGTGCCTCCGCCGGCGGCTTTTCCTTCTCCGGCGGAAGCTCGACGCCCATCATATCAGCCAACTTTCGCCAGTTTTTCGGGAAAGACTGTATGCAAGCGAGGTTATATACGCGAAGGTCCAGCGGCTCGTTACGTGTTACACGATCCACCGGCTCCCATTCCACGTGAATTTGACCGCCCCGGAAGGAAATCTTCCTCCGCTCCGAAATGAGCCCCCGGAAATAAATCTGATCATATCCCCGGTTCCCGAGCGCGTGATCATCAAGCGGGAAATGGAAGTATTGCGGGCCCTTGTTCTCGATCCCGAGACGCGTCATTATCTGCTGCTTGCCCTCGTTGACGCCGAGAATTTGAAGCGGTATCCCATATTCGCGGATCGTCGACGTCTTCATGTTAAGAGGCATTCCGGCGCCTTGACGGCCCTTGATACCGATTCGCTGCTTGTAAAGGTTCATACGGCAATATTCATAGACGCTGGAGGTAAAATGTCCGCCGGTATCAATGAACGTCCGCGCAATTTTCATTTCCCCGCCCTTAGCCAGCTTATAAGGCCGATCCAAAATCTCGTCGAGAAGGTTCCATGTGGAAATCTGATTCGGAACGCCGGGAATCACGCCCTTTTGAATCCCCCAGCATTCTTCCTCGAAGCCCCAGCCGCATATCTCATACTCCAGCCGGTTATCTTGCACGTCCACCGCGGCGGTCAGAATTAAGACGCCGTGCGGAACCTCGCCGCCGTAATCCTCACGTCGCCGGAGGAAAGGCGTCTCGTCGTCGAACGCACCGATCAGGTGATATGTTTCCCCGAAACGCGTATTGACGACGACTTGCTCCCGCACCGGATCGCCTTTTGCCTCATACCATTCCTTCATGACGCCCTTCCACGTCAGCCAAGGCGACGAAAAAGCGTTGATAAAGAAGGACCGAGTCCCGTTTTTGAGGGCGATAGGGTTTTGCACAACGTATTTTTGCGGCGCGTTTTTCATTTCTCGCTCCGTGAATTTGCTCCCACAGTCCGGGCACCGCCACAAAACAGACTCGACAACGACGGTAATATGGCCGTCCTTGTCCCTGTTTTCGTCGTATTTTGTCTCCATATCCGTATGCCGGAGGACGTGAAACTCGCCACAATTCGGGCATTCGTGCCGCCATTCCTCTTGAGTGCCGGCGAGGTATTCCGTCTCGATCCGGCTCGCCCCTTCCGTGGTTGGCGTGGAAAACAAGCCCGAAACATGGTTCCAAAATGTTGTCATGCGCTTCGCTGCGAGGTCCACCGGATCGCCTTCGGTGCCGGCCGAGGCCGGAAAGCGGTCAACTTCGTCCGCCAAAAGCACGCGAACGGGTCGAGACGCGAGGCCGGCGGGCGAATTTGCGCCGCACATAATAAGACGCCCGCCCGCGAAAATCTTGGAAAGTATAGTATTATTGCCGTCTCGCGTCTTCGATTCTGCCGTTTCGTCCTTAGATTTCGCCGTAAAAAACCGGTGATTTAATACTTTTGTGTCCCGGAGCATCGGCGAAATGCGCGTTTTTGAGTAGTCTTGCGCCATTTCGATCGTCGGCTGGATCATCATGATCGGCGCCGGGTCCAAATGAGCGAAGCGCCCGATCACGTTGTTCATGATCTCAGATTTTCCGATCTGCGCCGCCGATTTCACGACGACACGATGGACGCCCGGCTGCGTGAACGCGTCCATGATTTCCCGCTGGTACGGTACGCGGTCGGTGTTCCAGCGTCCCGGTTCAGCGTTGCCCGAGGAAATGACGCGGTAATTATCCGCCCACGTGGAAACGCTCGTTTTCGGAAGCGGACGAAGCCCACGCGCCAAAACCGCGCGCCTCAGCTCATTCGCCGTCTTCGGTTGAGCCTTCATCGTCTTCCACTTCCTCGTCGAATAGGCCGGGGCTATACTCGGAAAGCTCCATGAGCTTTCCCTCGATCTCCCGTGTCATGATCGAATTGATTTCCTCGCGCGTCTTGCCTTCCAGCATCGGTGCGAGTTTCGACGGAAGGCCGAGGAGCTGCGTCCTGAGCGTTGAAAGCTCCTCCGTCATGACAAGCTCCACCGTCCGCGCGTCATACACTTTACGCATGGCCTTCGCGACCTTTAGCTCCTCCAGCACTCGCCGCGCGCGTTCAAACTTCGCCCGCTCGTCGTTTATGTTGATATTGGAGCTTGCATTCGCGTGCTCTGCCCTTGACTGGTAAACATTTTTCAAGCTTTCAACGAGGAGCACGGCCCCGGACGGGTTCCCCGGCTCACGGACGATCACGCCGTCTTTGACGAGCTGACTGATCCGCTGCCGGCTCACGCCGAGCACGTCGGAAAGCGACGCTTGGCGCACAGTAACCTTGCTGAGGTCTCCAGTAACGAGCAATTTTTATCCCCTCTCTTGACAATACGCCCAAAAATCGCGGTCTTCGGTAGATTTATAGGTTGCTTTCTCTTACGCCGCATGAGGGCCGTATATCAAGGCCGCTGAAAAAATCGTGTCTAAGGAAATGGTGGGGCTCGGACGCGCCCGCACCTGATGGCCCCTTTGGAAGAACCTACCCCCATAGGCCCCAAAAGAAAAGGCGCCGCACCCGCGACGCCTTCTTTCCGGTAGGAGAGTAGCCTATAACCAACGGGTGCCATCTTCGCCCGTTATAATGATTATACCACCAAAAACGGGCTCTTGTTGTTACAATAAGCAAATCACAAAATACTCAGCAAACCTTGATAACTCCAAGCTGAACGGCGCATAAAGCGGCGCGCTGCCTAACGTCGTTCAAAAGATTGTAATACGTCTTCGTCGAAATACTCAGCTTCACGCAAGTATCCGCATAGTCGATACCTTGGTACCGATCCCGCGCCACCACCAGCCGATCCCCGGTGCACCATGTATAAACCGCATCGACCACTTGAAGCCAGTGTTCCGGCCATTCGAGGTGCATACCTCGGACGCGAACGGACCGCAAGGGTGTAACGTTTCGGATCGCCCTTGCCGCGGTCGGATCGCCGATATGATTTTTATTTCGCGCCCCCTGTTTTCCGGCGCTTTCCCGTGCGTCCAATACGGCCTCCCGTATTTCGCGCTCATGGTAAAACACGAAATCAATTTTCCGCATATACTCCGTTCCCGTCCGCCTCTGCATCGCTCAGTCCTCCGCCGCCGATTTCGCTGCTGCCATCGTCAAAACGCTCGCCATCATGCACCTCATGCTCGCGTTGATCAAATGGTTGTCGCTCTGATCGCCCTTGCAAAAAAGGAATAGGTGCCGGATCGCGCGGGCGGCGTGTTCCTTCGCGGGAATCTTTTTCCACGTCCCCTTTGGGTGTTTCTTGGCCCCGGCGGTCA